CGGTGGTCGCCGTATCATTTGTTCTAGGTCTTTAATCTCAATTTCTTGTTGACCTTTTTTTATTTCTTCTTCAGTTGCACCACTTCGAATTAATGCTAATTCTTCCTTTTTATAAAACTCATCTGTTAACTTATTTGTATCGGTATATTCTTTTTCAGTTCTTGCAATGAGTTCTTCTTGCTGTCTTTTTTTGTCCTCTAATAATTTCTCTTCCCTATCTCTTTTTGTTTTTTCATCCTTTTCTTGTTTATCCTTGTCGGTCTTTGCCTTATCCTTTTCAATCTTTGAATATTTCTCTCTTATATCTTTAATTGACTTGTTGTATTCATCTTCGATTAGCTTTTTTTCACTCGCTAATTTACCACTTGCAACCGCTTCATCAATCTTTCTTTGTCTGTCAATTTTAGCAAGTTCTTCATCTAACTTTTGTCCATCATATTTTAACTTAGCTTCACGTTCTGCTATCGCTGTTCTTTCATTGGCTGCCTTCTTAAATTCATCATGACCTTTTTTAGTTGATTCAGCTATTTGTTCATTACTTAATATGACTGCTTCGGTTGTTCCTGTCACTAATTCTTTTAAATCTTTCCAATATGCAATAATTAAAGTTATAGCAATAGCAATCCCTCCAGTCAATGCTCCAATCATTGCAGAACTAAATGACCTTAATATAGGTATCATGTTTTTAACTTGACCGCCTAAATTAACAAAGGTATCTTTCATCCCCATTAACCCATTTAATCCCGTTGCTAATGCTATTGCACCTTGCGTTTTAGCCATTACTTCTTGCAGGTTTTTATTCTCTGCTCCAAATAGTGCCATACCGCCCTGAATAGCAGTAAAACCATTAACGGCAATACCCATTGTATCTGCTAATGCTTGAAATTTCTTTTCGGGATTAAAAGCATTGATTGCGTTTTTAGTATCATCAATCCTATCTCTTAATTCTCCTGCTCTTTGTGCCATTTTAACAAACTCAGCACTACCTGCATCTAAATTTGCAAGTTCATTTGTTACTTGTCTTAACTCTGCCTTTAAACTCTTAACCGAGTTGGTCGAGTTACCGAGTTTAACCTCTGTTTCTAATATTACCTTTTCTTCTGCCATGACTTATAAATGATACCAATTTGTTCCATCTGAATAAAATACTATTCCTGAATTACTCGCTACACTATGATGTGCATCGCCTGTTGTATAAACTCTAATACTACCGCTATGATTGTTGTAAATCTTAACCTCTATTGACTTATTATTATCAAAATCAAATGAAGCATTCGCAGGTGGTAAGTACACATTATTATTTACTTTTATAAATTGAGATTTAGGCTCAATCCTATAATCTGTTATTCCCATTGCTGATTGAATCTCTATGCTGAAATTCTCCCTTTGATTTATTACATCAATTCGATTTGGTGTTTGACTGATTATCGGTGTGTACCTTTCGCCTGTTATAGTTTCTGAACCTCCATTAATTAATACTTGGTCTGCTAATGGTACGTTTATATTCTTTAATTTTAAGAACTGACATTTTGCAGGCTCATTGCTATTCAAGTCTGTTTCAACTTTGTAAAGTCTATAATATTGTCGGTCTATTTTATAAAGATTTCTAAAGGATAAGTTCTGTAATTCAACATTATTGAAGTACATATAGCACTCTATAATCTTGCTGTCCTTATCGGTTATTTCCTTGATGTACTTTTCCCAATATCGTTTATATAGATTGTTTATTGTAATCGGTGTTTGACCTCCGATTGTGTAATAAATTTCTTGTGATGTTGCCCAATTCAAATCATAATTAGGGTTAACTGGGTCATCAATGTGACCTGCATAACCATAATTAGAATAAGGTGTATTTGTTGGTGGTGTTCCATTTGAGTGAATTACCAAAGGACTTCCTGTATATTTCAATCCACCATAATATAATATTCTCGGTTTTGCTGTTTTATTTACCCTACCATTAACTGAATTTTGATCTTTCCACCAAACTATCTGTGGAATAATTCTATCCGTTGTAGGCTTGCCTAATGGAGTTGGTGCAAATGGCAATTCAATCTTTTTTGTTTCAACTAAAAAATCATTCTCAACATCTAACCTCTTAAATCCATGATTATAATTATACTTGTCTGTGTAGTCTTTATTCCAATAATCATCATCCATTGCATAGCTAAATTCAAGTTGCTTGAAGTCTAATGCGCCCATAGGTTTTTGTATGAAGTCTTTGCTCACATCTAAATTATTAGTAATGTCTATTACATTATCGTTGTAATAAATATCTCTTGGCTCAATCGTTAGCAACCTATCATCTAATTGGTTTGGCTCAATATATAAATTGAACATTTTAATCAAAGCAGTTAAAAAGTCTTTTGCCTTTAATTCAGGTAGTGCATTCGTTGGATTGACATTTGAAAATTCTGATAGTTCAGGTTTTGGTAGGCTGTAAAATTGTGTTCCTGTTTTAATAGTTATATCAATATCACTATTTGAATATAATGCGTATGAAAGACTATTAGGGTCTTCTTGATTTAGATATGTTAATTGCCATTTTACAATAATTTCTTCACCATCATAAAGCAATCTATTATCAGTTTGAAATACACAAATTAAATCTTGACTTCTAAAATTAGCTTCTAAATTTACATATTGATTAGTACCACCAGGATTTAAAACCCTTCCACTAGTAGTTTCAATATAAATATTCATATGAAAATTTATAAACCAATTAGTATTTAAAGTAACTCCACTTTTTAATGCGATATTGAAAAAAAACTTTAATACAAGATTATAAGTTCCAACTCCATTTGTTGGCACTACCCATGATGAATGGTCAACTGCTACGCCTGCAGGGTCTGTATCTTGTTCGGTGTTGTTAAATATTAATTTAACTGCACTATTAGTAGGTGAGCCTAAGTTGTTATCTGTTGTCCTATCAACTACAAATGTCTTGTCTATTATTTGTTCACTTGTTAATCTTGGAACTCCACTTGCAGGAATTATTAACCGCTTAAAGTCTGTTGAATTTAAAAAGTTATTTGATTGGATTGTGCTTTCGTATCTATACCCATGTGTTTTTAAAATCTTATCTAAGATAGTCTTTACATAGATTGCAGGGTATAGTTGGTCGACATTATAAGTCTGTTGTTTGTTATTGTCAAAGCCATAATCTATAAGTGGGTAAACATAACCTCTACCTAATTGGAAATTTGCAGTAACACCATTTATGATAATTGATGTATTGATTGAGTTTCTTACATTCGTTTCAGTCCACAAGTGCGTGTATTCGCTGAAATCGTAATCGCTTAATAAGTTATCTCCGACATCTTGAAACAAATTTGCAACCCTTCCATAAACTACTAATTCATAAGTGATGTTTTGCTCATCAAGTATGTTAATAGATGTCATTTGCAAATAGCCTCTTAACTGCGGTATGCCTTCACGATATAAAATACAATTAGCTTTTTTTCTTGGGTCAAAGTCAACATAAAAGTTAGAGTTATCTCCGTTCAATATCGAGTGATTAACATCGAATATATTTGAGAAGATTGAATTATTGTTAGCTGTTCCTGGTATGTTGATGGTCTTTGTATAGTCTGACTTTCTTTGTTCAGGCTCGGTCAATTCAATAATAGACTTCGTTAACTCAATAGGCTCATTATCGAATAAGTCCACATTGAAATACTTACTATCTGCGTATATTTTTAGTTCTGTTTTTTGCATTATAACGATTGACTATAACGGTTGTATGAGTATTCAATATCTAACTGCAAGTTGTGAATTTTGCGACCATTCAAATATTGTTGGATTAAGTATTCTGAATTGGTAATGTTAACTGAAACAAAGTTATCTGCTCCCCTTTCTAAGTAGACTATCGGACTTGTAAGTAACCCTTGAAACCAATCAGCCATTTCATCGCTTATCCAATCTGAATTAATCTGTAACTTGTCTATTATGGTTGTGTTGTAGTTAGTTTTTAACCTATCACTCTTTGAATAGTTAATTGATTGCATTTTCTTAAACTGCTTGCGTTCAATATCCATTGCTTTAATGGATTGCTTTGTGAAGTTATAACTATCCCACCCACCTAAGTTGTTTAACCAATGCAAACGTATTGTATCGAACTTAGAACACTTAGCGACTATCTCAATAGTTATGGTCTTAACGGGTGCATTAGATTGATTACTAAGTGTTATTGTATGTGTTCCTATTGTACTATAAATTTGATTAAGTCCAAATAAGTTTTTAACATTGACATTATATAAGAACTCACCACTTACTTTATTTGCCACAACATAATCAAGCGAATAACCATCAACATATAAAAATCCTATCAAATTATTAGGGTCATAAAAACTCAACCTTAATTCTTGACCTTGCTCAATCGTTATCCTTTCGGGTATCTCAGTTAAAAATCCAAATCCGCTTACATCATAACCATTCCAAACATTAGTGTTGAACTGCTCAAATCCAAATATAGAATTAACTGCGGTGTTGCTTGCACTTGTCGGGAATCTTCTAAGGTCAGGGTAAATCGTAGGCACTCCGCTGACATCGTATAACTCACCAAATTGAACGTAATATTTTGCCCTACTATTGATATTAGGCTCGCAATAATTAGAACCGCTTACATTAAAGAAATCATTTTTAACATAGTTCTTTAATATCGGACTTGCATCAATTAAACAAGTATTCACACTCGGTTGTTTAGGTATTGCAATTCTACTTACTGCGGTGTTTATTCCACTCACATAAACATCCGCTATAAAGTTAAAGTTACTTTGTCCTGCTTGTGTTGAACTCACATTGAAAGCCATTTGATTAAATGCACTTACCACGCTATTGGGATTTGATATTATGTTAATTGCCATTGATTGATAATTTTATATTCTTTGCCATTGCCTTACCTAATGCCGCTGCTAAACTTGCTGCAAGTTGTTTTGTCCTTTGTGGATTGTCTGCTTTGCTAATAAAATTCATTGGTTTGATACCTCCTATTTTAGTTGCTACTGCCATTTGTTTAGCTTCCTTAGTGATTAAGTCTGATTGTTTTTTCTTATTCTTTCTAATCAATGTTTTTTTGTTCATTGATTTGCTGCCAGTCCTTGCGATGTAGTCCTTAAAACTTTCAACCATTGCCTTTGATGTTCCTAAGTTTCTAAAACTATATGGGCTGCCTGGTGCTTTGCCTTTGTTTCTAACACCCTTCACTCCCTTGTCTACAAAGTCTGCATAATACTCAGTAGTAATCGTGTTCACTTGAAACTTAGTTGCACTTACTTGAATAGGAACATTACTCATACTCGCTGCTAATGTACTCGCTTGTCCTGTCCTTGCCTTTGATTTAATCTGTTTAGACATTAGCCTTATACCTTCGTTGCAATGCTCCATAACAATAGCCTCAATGATATTCTCACTTGCTTTTGTGTAGTCTTTAATTGACTCCCCAAACTTTGCGCCTATTGCTGCTGCTGCTGCCTTGTCCATATTTCCTTGTCGTGTTCGCTTTTGTCTTTATAAAATGTCATCGTGTTCAAGAACTCAATTACATTCATCCTAAAAAAGTAATCCCATTTTGTTCGATCATCTTTGCATATATCGTTTATGCTTGCAATCCATCCCCATTTGGTTCTAAAAGTTTGAATTTCTCCATCAGTTCCTTCGTGTTCTCCATCGCCTTGTTCGCTTCCGATTCCAAAAAGGTTAGGATATTTTGCTGCAATGCCTCGTAGTATTTGCAAAAAAAAAGCATGATAGGATATGCAGTCGATATTTTCATCTCATTATAAAACAAGTCTGCAACCTCTTTATGCTTATCGCCTTTATACCCTAATTCTTTACCATACCAATTACGTTCTACACATACTGAAGCAAGTATATTATGTATGTTGCTCAATATCTTTTCAGGCTCTTTGCAAAAATGACTAACATCAATGAATTGCTCGCTTGTTAATTCTTGTTCTTTCCACTTAACTATGAATCTCCTTCCACCTACTTTGAATTTCAATTTAATCTTTTCATCCGCTTGTAAATTCTCAATCTTGTCAAGTCCTTTCAATGCCTCAATCATTTCGCCTATTGGCATACTTTCGATTTCATCAACTGATACTCCACTAATTTCGCTAAGAATTAAAACCTTTCTGTGAAGTGGGTCTTGTTCAAGTTCGCTAATAAGTTTGATTTTTAAAAACTGCTTAATGGTTAGTTGGTTGTAATTGCCTATCATTATTTATAAATATAAGTTTAGATTGAAATTGTTGAATATTTTCCGCTTGGTCTATTATTAAGTTTTAAGAGTGCTACATATCTCATACTGTCAACACAATGATTTAGACTGTCTATTGGTTTGCCTGTTAGTTTGCCTTCGTTATCTTTCTCCCATGTGTAGCCCCTCAATTCTTTGATTAAATTAGTTGAGTTCTTAGTTACTTGTATTTCGTATCGTTTTAATATGTCTATTCCTATCTTGATTGAATCTGCACCTTTAACCGCAGGTCTTACATTGAAACCTTGCAGCCTTAACTCTTCTATTGACTTAGGCTCGGCACTATCACATATCAATTCCTTGCGCCCAAATTGGATTGACTTAAGAAAGTTACCTAAGTCATTATTTGTCATATTGGTTCGGTACAGTAATTCATCAATGATTAGTTTGCCTTCATATTTGTAAATAGCTACAAGTGTGCTTGGGTCGTTTGTAAATCCAAAATCCATTCCATGTCCTACAAGTTCGGCTCTTTCGGGGATAGTGTCAATCTGCTTCCATTGGTCAAATATGACATCTTGCAGGCTGCCTACTTGTCCTAATCCATAAACTTGCCACCAATTAGCCCAATATGTTGAGGTCTTTGCTTTTAATTCGGCTGCTTCAATGTCGTGAATGATTGTTTCGGGTAGTGCCTCATTATCTTTATAAGTTAGAATGATGTGTTCGGTGTCTTCATCATTCATCAACTCGGTATGCGCCCAAAATTCATTGGTTGGATTAAAGTCTAACCATATTTCACCACTTGTTCGAACTGCTAATTGATGATAAGATTCAAATGTGATGTTATTCGCTTCATTGATGTATAAGATATTTCTTCTTGCACCTCTTAGTTTGCTTTCCATTTCGGCTGAAAAGAACTCTATATAAGAACCATTTGAAAAACGATAAGTAAGTAATGAACGATTCCAATTATTATCATTGTACCTTCCAGTCCATTCCATTATTTTTAAAAAGTCTTTCATTGCACCCCTTCGCAAATGTGGTATGGTCTCACTCACTATACTTATTTCAAGGTGTGCTGTCTTTGCTGCCCTATCAATTAAGATGGGTAAGATTCCAAATGTTTTGCCTGCTGATTAGTCCCCCTTACAATTACTCATAAGGGGATGTTAGGAAGTCCCACCCTGAATGATTTTCTTTCGGGCAGATAACTTCAATAATCTATTTATAGCGGTGGTACGTTTGAACATTTATTTTTAGTTTGTTTTACCTATGGAAGAATCGCATTTTACTCAATGAAATCAAAGTATTATGTTTTGCAAGGTAGCCCAATAAAAAGGTTTTAATTATCGGGGAATAGCGGTTGCTCAATTATTGTATTTTGAACTTTGTCTATTAACCCTAATTTTTTAGCAATAAGATTAGGATTAAACAACCCAACTGCTGCACCTTTGAAGTTATGGACAAAACAATTTTTCTGTATGCGTGTTATGATGGTGGCATATTCACTATACCTGCCGTCTTTATTTGATGAATAATCTCCTAAATCATTTATAATTTTCTTGTCTGCTAAGAAACATTCAAAACCTTCAAATGTTATTGGTGTTTCTAATGGTGTTTTTACAATTCTTCCATCTTTGCCTACATACTCAACTTTAAACATAGGATTATTTGCCTCATTTAAAACATAACCTTCAAAGTATTCCCACATCTTTTCGGGTGTTTCTATAAATTTATTCTTTCCCATTAGCTTAAATTTTCCTTTTCAAATATAGCAGATAAAATATTCATTGGTGTATTTGGTCTTTTCCTTATCGTGTCTTCGCAGTTTGACATGGTTATTAGTTTATATCCATTTAACTTGAAGTGTTCTATTAGTGAAGACTTATTGAAGTGGTGCAGATGTTCATTAGGTCTTAAATGTATGTAGTGTCTCATCAAGTAATCAATATTAGTTGGCTGTGAGCAGTTAGGTACTGAAACATAAACATACTTGGTGTTCAATTCTTTGATGAAATTAATATCTTTAAAGTGTTCCAATACATCAAACATACAAACAACATCTACTTGCTCAAATATGTTATCTGTTGCGGTTACTTTTGGCGGTGTTGGTATTCCTGTGATGTCATTGCCAAAACATTCAATGCCTTGCTCTGCGCATAATTGAATGAAGTCACCTGCACCATATCCAATTTCAAGTATCTTAGTTGGTTTGCCGATGCTGCCTACCATATAACCATATCTTAGCATACTCATTTGTTTTCTTAGTTCTATTATTGCACCATACCTCGATGTTACATAATCAGAATCATAAGTAATAACACTCGGGTTTACTTGCTGAAGCACCCCTTGTTCATTTATTTTATATTCAAATCCGTTTATATTCATCTGTTTAAAAGTGTTTCGTTTGGTACGCTGTGTATGCAATTAGTGTGGTTATCTGCTACCATTAATCTATAAGGTTTGCCCAATCCTTGTGCAATGGTTAAAGCAAATGATTGATTACAACTTATAACCTGTGCTTCATTTATTAATTGTGCAAGTTCGAGAGCATCGTTTGTTTTAAAGTATTCCAATGAATTAAAAGTTGGTGTCATGTCCTCTTGGTAGCCTACATAGTAAACTTGTTTGTACTTTTCTTTAAGGTAGTCTATTTCAGCTTGCCAATCAAATCCGATTGCAGGGTAACGTGGTGTTACGTTTACAAGTGCATATTCGCCCTCAATTAATCTTTTAGGTGTTATGGTTAGCCAAGTATCATTCCAATTATCTTCGCTTAAATTAAAGGCTCTTAGGTGGTTTTTAAGTAGTGATACTTCGCCAAGTCCTTGCATATTGCGAAAATCATCAAGATTATGTGTGATTGGTTCGAGTGAAGACTTAGGAAGGACATCAATAATATATGGTTGTTCTTCAAGCAATGGTTTGATGTTTTGATAATACTGATCATCAAAATTAGTTTTATAATAACCTGGTCCTATCCTTTTGCAAACCGCTAAGGAATAAATCATATCACCATGTCCACCACTATGTGAATATACTATTTTATCCATTGCGTTTGGGTCTTCCTATCTTTTTAACTTCCTGCGCTGCCTTATCTGATTCGTACTTATTAACCCACCTAATCATGTTCATCAGTACTTCGATGTTACACCCACTACAACCGCCTGGTCTTATTCCTGTCAATTCATGTTGAAATTCTTTTAGCTGAAGAAGTTGACTGGTTTGCCCTATCCAACTATTTTCAGTTTGAAAAACGTGAAGGAGTTCACGCAATGAATAACGAATGGTTTCATCCTTAAAAATTATCTCGCTGTAAATTTCATCAAAGGTTTTCATTTAGTATAATTTAATTAAAAGTCGTTTCATCAATATAGCTAAGTAACTTGCAAAGCCACCATAACCTAATGCAATAAGGAAAGGTTGCGTTATCGGTACAAATATAAATAATAGTACACCAAATAACGTAGACCAAAAAGAAAGGCATACAATGCAGTTAAAAGGTTTGAAGTCTAACCAACTTGGAAGACTTGTCATTGTAAAGAATGATATTAGTAAAAAAGGTATTCCTAATAATTCTAACATCCTAAAATCTCCTTATATGCTTCAAATCGTTCTGTTGCTACGTTGGTCATGTGATACCTTTGCACATCAATATACAACTGCGCCCTTAAATCTTCGACAAGGTTTGGATTGTCTATTAACTTAGTCATATGCTTGTACCAATCGTTTTTATGTTTAACTTTTAGGCAATTAACATTATGTTTCAAGTCAGGCGAATATGGGTAAACATCGCTGCAAATTACTGCTTTCATTTTAAAACCCGATTCTAATAATTTAAGGTTTGACTTGTTGTTATTGAAACGATTATTTCGAAGTGGTATGAGTGAAACGTTTATGAGGTCATAAAAGTTGCCATATTCTTTTACTCCAGTTTCTTTGAAGATTCCAAATTGAGATTCACTTGCCTTGCCCCTTGCGCTCAATACACTAAGTATAGCTTGACTTGTTTCAGACTGCGTTGCAAATCCTCCATAAACAACTCTAAACTTATCTTTATAATCATCTGCGGTGTAGAGTGAATACAATCCATCGTGCATCAAAATAACATCTTCTAAGTGCGTAATCGAACCACTCCATCCGAAGTTTAACTTACCATTATTCTGCGGTTCTCTTAATGCAAAATGTCCATCAGGATAAATCCCATTAGGTACGATATAAATATTCTTTTGCCCTAATTCCTTATTGAGTGTATTTGCTAATAGTTCGTGTGTGGTGGTGCAGGCGGTTGCATTTTTAACTGCTAAACTAATCTGCTCGGTATGGTTGCCATCCTTTGCAACATGGTATAAGATATGATTTTTAGGAAGAATATAATCATCATCCAAGTCAATTACATAAGGCAGTCCAACTCTTTTTAATTTATCAATGAGTGCCTGCGGCTCGTTTGTCTTTGAAGCAAATCTATTCATCACTACCAAATCAAAGTCCTTTAAGAACTCATCTGTTGCGCTGTCTACTTCATTTATTAGACTAATCTCAATCTCATCTTTGAAAAGGTCTGACATCACATTGTGTGGCATCCACAACCGATGATAATCAACTCCGCTTATCTTTGGGTAACTTGGTAATACTATAAGTAGTTTAATCATATTTGTTTCGCTTTTTGTTTAATTTTTTCTTTGACTGCTCGAAGTGCTGAATAACTAATTCCTGTTAATCGTTGGACTTTCTTCATATCACCAAATTGATTATATAATAAGATGATTCTATTCTCAAACTCATTTAAGGAAAGCATAAACTGCTCGGCTTCCTTTGTCATTATTTCTTTTGATAGTTCACTTGGTGTGTAGATGTCAAATTCAACTAACTCCCTTAAAACTATTTTTCCTAACTTTCCATTTCTCGACATTACGTTAAATGCAACTCGATAAAACCAAAACTTTAAATAGTTAAGTTCGGGCAGTCGTTCATCTGATATGGTTAGAATTTCGCAGATAGTTTCTTGGTAGATGTCTTCAGCGTAGTGTGTATTTATCTTGAAGCACATTTCTTTAAATGACTTGTCGCTAACTATTACATCAACCAAATGCAGCCTATCGGGTTTCATTCGTCGGGATTTAGTAATGCAAATATTTCGTCTTCTCGTTCCATGCTGCAAAGTTAGTTATAATTTTTAAATAAATTAATCAAGTCTTTTTTCGTTGTATTTTGTCTTTTCTTCCAATACTTTCACGATGTCAATGTTATAGTGCTTAGACATACTCAAGCAAACGAGAATAATATCGGCTAATTCCTTTTCATCAAAAGTTGAATTGTGTTTAGGGTAGCTATTCCATAGTTCGTTTACTTCATCTCGAATGTCGATTATCCAATCGTAAAAGTCTATTTTTTTTGTGACTTTACCTCGCTTTAATTGGGCTGCATAGTTGCGATTTATTATTTCTTTTATTGATTCCATAAGTCTTCTATTGTTATTTGTTTTGCCATGTTAATCACTTCTTTTGATTCTATTGTCAGCGTTTCAATCTTCGCTCTTAGCTTTCTGCGCAATAATAAATCATTGGTTTTAGACTGATATTCTAAGTCTTCTAATACATAATCATAAGCCTCCTGCATATTAGCGTTAAATTCGATATTACTTACCTCATTCGTATCTACTAAAATCTTATAAATGTCACCTATGCTTGGTTCATATAATCCAAAATGACCAGTTTTTTTATAAGTAGATTTAGCATGATTCATAAATTCATCTCGAATTCTTAGCTTATCCTCTGCGCTGTATTCCTTAATAGGTTCAATTCTTGGTGTAGAACGTATTTTAATAGCTTTTAAGCGTTTTTCTTCAGCCATGAAGGACTTAATCCACTGGTGAAATGTAACGATGTTTAAACCAAAGTATTCGCCATATACTTTTCTCACTCCATTTTGGAAGCATAAGTCAAGTTCATCAATCTTTAAGTTTATAAAGTATCGCTTAATTTCGTTAATCACTCCATTGGATAGGCTGATTAATTCCTTTGATTCAATGACTTTTCCGCAGTCAATGTAAGTCTTAGCAAGTACTTTAATCACTCGGTCTTTTAATTCTTGTTGCTGCATATCAACGATTAGTTTTGAGTTGAGTGCAGTTAAGTAGTGGTTGTCGTTTGTTTTCATTTTAAAATGGTAATTTAGTTTTTATTGTTTCTATTTTTTTTGCAAATGTTTTAAGTTTTTTCATTCCATATCTGCGCTGCCCATCTTGAATACAGATGCAGCCATTGTAGCTACGCTTGTTTATTTTTTTGCCATCTTTATTATACCAGTTTCCATCTTCATAATAGCCACTAAAGTATGGTTCAAAAGTATATCTTATTATAATTAAATCTTTCATTTATAGCTACAAATTTATAATAAAAGTTCTTATATCCAATAGTTATACGCAATTTGGAAACTGCTCCGTAAATGCTTTGAGTATCTTAGGTAAGTCAATTTCATAAATCATTGTGTACTCTTGCTCACCTTGTTCTTTTTGAAATTTCTGTGTTTGCCACCATTTCCATATTTCAACATTGTCAGGAAAACTGCGTATAACAGCACCTAAACAAGATGGCTGGCTTTCGTTTTCTAATGAAGTTTTGTCTGTATTCATAATTTTGTTTTCTTAATTAAGTTTCGAGGTATAATCAGCCACCTCGTTTAGCTGCAAACCGTTAGCACCTATTGTATAAGACGACATGATTGACGATAAAACATCCATAGTTTTGGCACTACTTAGTGACAAAGAAAATACAAAATTATCATACCAAGACATGCATAAAAAAATAGAATCAATGCTTTCTTGGGACGACTTTTTAAAAGTTTTCCAATCGTTACATAATAATCGCTTTATTGACAACGAAAACAAACTTACAGACTTAGGTATAAATAAACTGAAAGAATATAATAATGCAGTTGACAAGCATAAGCATGAACAATCAATTACACGATCAGACAAAACATTAGAACGCACTAAGACAAAACTTGAAATCGTTGACAAAATAATATTAATCATTGGTTTTGTTTTTTCTGTTTCATTAAACATTTATCAATTTTATAATACAGATACAAAAAAAACAGAGTTGAAACAAAAAGAAATGACCATAGACAGCTTAACACAAGTTGTATCGGAGTTGACCAAGCAAAATATAATAACCATTGGTAAGGACACATTATTAGCGGGACAAAATGATACCACTTCGCATTGACAAAAAAACAACAGGTGCTAACACACGTCTTGCGCCATTGCTGGTAACCTCTTAATTTTATGTTTATTCTACGCATATTTATTTTATTTTTGGTTGACAGATAATCCTCACGCAATCAGCAACAGCGCAAGGCGTGGGAACGTTATAAGCAAGCTGCTACATTCATTTTCCAAAGACAGTTTCGTAATTGAAAAAATAAAAAATAGCCAGCCCGCTTTTTATTCTTTTGTAAATCTTTCTTCAAAGTAATCATCAAAATCAGACCAAGACCTTACGTGAACATAAGCCCTGTTGTCGTGTGCTTTAATTGCAGCATCCCAAGTGTCTTGATGCTCTATCTTTTCATCTTTAAGTAACAATTCGGCTTTATGTTTCACATTTTGAAAGGGGATGACCCAATCCCCACCGTTTTTTTGTTCATCTCTAATTAAATCGTCTATTTGTTTAATTAGTTTCTGCAATGTTGTTTCCATTTTTTATGTTGTTTAATTGTTCGTATTCTTTAATTCTGCTTAACCAATAATTTGCTCTTGACATATCCCCCATATCCCTATTGAAGAAATATCTTCTATACAAATCACTTAATTTATGGTCTATTTCATTTTCTATGTTGTTTCTATTTTTTTTTGCCATCGCTCTATTTTTTATTTTTTCTGTTTCGTTTTCAAAATTAAGTTTCTCGGTTGATAATCCGCAGCCAGCTTATAACACGGGTTTGGCAAAATGGCTTTCCGACACACAAGCCAACGCACAAAAGCCACTTCGCCAAGCCCGAAAACGTTATGTACCATTTTACCATGACACAGATACATCAGCGTTATACCCACTATCACATTCGCAAATAACAACCTTGCACTCTTCAAGTCCATTACGTTCTAAACAATAAAACCTGCAATGTTCTGTTTTATAAATTAGCTCTTTCCTTTCAATATATTCTCTTTCTCTTTTACTTCTTTTTTCTTCATCAATACATGAATAAAAAACGGTACATAACAGCAAACTTGCAAAAGCAATGGCTAATTGGTTAATTGAATTTTTGTTTTTCATATTTACATTTGTTTTAGTTTTCATCTTGTATCATATTAAGTGCTTCTTTAGACCACTCCGAAAGTTTAGACTTGACAACTAATTTCAGTTCATCAACCTTTGACAATGGACATCGAAAAGCAACCGTTTTAGTTTGCTCGTTGTATTTAGGTTTAGCACCCGACCCCTGCCGAGTGCCTCCCCTTGTTTCTTTTTTAAACTTCATATTTTTCGCATTGTGCTTTAAATAATTCTCTACAAATAACCGAAGATTTACCTCTAAAAGATATTACTTCAATGAGAAATCCATCTTTGTAATAAACCCCTGACGGCACATCTTTACGCTCTTTGTATGGCATTTTCATTAATGAAATGATTGCAATATCGTGATGAGACAACAAATGCTTTTTAACACATTTAAATTGAGAAAAATCAATGCTTTCAAATTTCTCTTTACTGATGTTGACTATTCGCTTTTCCATTTTGTTTGTTATTTATAGCACAAATATAGAGTCACATTTTGAAACTGCAAACTATTTCAAATAATTATTAAATATATTTTATAACTTACTGAAAACCAAACGCTCTAATTTTCGTCATAAAGCATATTAAGTGCCTCTTTTGCGCTATTAACCATTGATTCCATTTTGCTCGGTTGTCCATTGGACAAATTTTGTCCTTTGTTAATTGGTTTCATATATTGAATTACATTGGCTAATTTAGTCTTCCAATTCTTTATTGGTGTATCATGTCCATCGTGCCAATTATTTGTGTTATAATCAAAGTATTTAGCCTTTAAAGCATATTCATAGTTTCCTATCATGCCTGCTTTTTCAATACAAGCTAATCCAAATTCTATAAATTCAAATTCAGATGGTGGTAAAAATGTTTTTTGCTTTTTACTTATACCTTTTACTATTATATTATTATTATTTATATTATTATCCTTTATTATATTTGCTTCAAGGGTCTCTTCAAGGGGTGTTTGAGGGATGTCTAAGACCCCTTCAAGGGTATCTTCTGTATCTTCTTGATTATTAGATTTTACCTCATAACCTTTTAATCCAAATTCTTTTGCTTCTAATACATAGTCCATAGTTTTCTTGTAGGTCTCGAAATACTTTTTTACAATTTTTGTTTTAATTGTTAAATCTTTTTTCAAATAATATCTAAAAACATTAGAAATAAATTCATCTAAATGCTTATCATTCTCAAAAAATACTTCTGCAATCTCAATATCTTGTTTTGTGATTTTACAGTATTCCTTTTTATTCTTCATTCTGCTGCATAAAAAAAGCATCGCTACTTTCTCTGTTTGACACAATCCCAAACTTAGGATTACAGATACTTATAACGATGCTTAAATTAAATTTCTTCATGTTTTTATTTTGGCAAGGTGTCAAACTTGTTGCTCCAATTTTCTTTTACAAATATACTATCTACTTAATCAAATAATGGAATAATTTTAAGAGATACTTTTTCACAAATAACTCCCATAAAGTGATTGTTATAATTACTTTTATCATCAATAAATTAGTTTAATTAGTTAAATTTAATCCACACATTTCTAAACATTTGTTGCACTTGCCTAAATATGTTTTTTTGTTGAATTTTGATACTAATAATTTTGATTTCATAAACTTCATTTTTTTTACGTTTATAATTTTATTTTTTACTAAATCATTGCTATATGATGGTCTGAATACTGTATCAATAATATTATGGTTTATAAATAGCTTTCTTTGCTTTTCAGCCATTATTTTACCTTGCTCAGTATCTTCATTAAAATCACATGAAACAACTCTTAAAACGCTTTTACAATATGGTTTAATCCTATTGTATTCATGCAAACAACTTTCTATTAAACTATCATTGTCTAGTGCTGAAATAGATGTATTAATACAAATGTTGTATTTTTTTATATAATTCAATTGCTCATCACTTAATTTATTCCAATGCCTAGTTATTATAACAATTTGTTTTTTCGAACTAATATCAAATAATGACAATTGATTTGTTGTTCTAAGTTTACTTATTATATCAATTGTATGATGCCAATTTTCTGAAGGGTCTCCAGTGCAACCGATTCTAATAAAAGGCATATCAATTTTTTCAATACTTTTTACAATAGAATTTTTATGTGCTTCATCTATAAAATTACGTTCTACTGAAACTGAAAAATCAATCCCATATCTTTTAGCTGTTTTTAGAGCATAGCAGTCCCCATAACATCCATTTTGATTATTTAACAAACCACTTTTGCAACCTTTTATTGTGTCTAAATCCCAAATACCCCTCTCGTTTTTTGAGAGGGATATTATATTTTTATAAGTTCTCATTATAGTCTACCAATATTAGGGAATAAATCTTTTATCTTTGATGTATCACCTTTATAGAATACATAAATACGCTGTTCACATTTTGGGTATTTTCGACTATTTAAAGTCTTTTTAGCAGTTGCCCTACGAGTAAATTCACTTTCTAGATAAATTATTTTATTGTAAATATGTAAACCTTGTTCTTTAAAAAACAATTCATGTTCAGCATCACTACCATAATAACCGCCATCTTTATTACGACTATCACCAGTCATTACAACAAAGAAAGTATTATCATTCATTACAGAAATTGCGTTTTTATAACCTTGAAAAAGCATATCTCTAAATTGCTCATAAGTTGGCTGTGAGTTTAATTCACCTTCAGGACTTTTACCATCATAATCCAAATAAGTTTCAACTTTATAATAAGGAGGACAACTAAAAATTAAATCATAATTTTGTTTTGGTGTAAATTTAGCAGTATCAGATTGTAACCATTTTACATTTACAAAATCTTGACAAATTGCATTATTTGCATCACATTGATTTTTTCTAATTTCAGACGATAAATATTCATAATCACAACCGCCTGCTACGAATCCCATTTGTACACCCCCACCAAATGGATTATAAATTCTACAACCATTTGTAGGCATAAACATTCTAACAATAATTTCGCAGGCTGTAGGGTCTAAGACAGATGCATTACCATTTAAATCTTTTCCTTTGTCTGTTAATACCTCGCCATCTACTACACTTTGTTTTGATAAAACAACATTTGACATACCTGCTTTACCTTGCCAACACCCCTCACGACTTGCAAACTTAGGATTAGGTATACCATATTTTGCACCTGCTGATTCTATTTTTTCATTCCATTCCTTTTTAACACTCATCCACTCACCACTAACAGATTGCCATAGATTAGTCATTGCCATGTGGCATAATCTTTTAACTCTTACTTGTGATAATTCACCATAAACCATATAAACAAAATCACTTTTTTCTAAGTTAGTTTTAAATCCTAAAGCATGAAATACTTTTGGATTTTCTAAGTCATGTTTTTTACTAACTGTCATTATCATTGGATAATTAAAAGTATTTTGTTTGATAATTTCAGAAATCATCATACTATATATTTCTTTGTCCTTTTTATCTGGATACATAGCAGATTGAAGTAAACAAAACTCACCTACTTTGTGGTTTATTTCATAGGTAAAAAACCCTGTGAATTCATCATTTACTTTTAAGATAATAGCAGAATGTATCTGCATATTTTTTCTAGCAGCCCTATAAGCTATTTTATCAATTAGTGCTAACTCTGCAACTTGTAATTCATAACCTGAACCGATAACAGATGGTACATTAATTAATTCGATTTTGTCAGTAAATAGTTTTTCTTGTTTCATTTTTATTTTAATTTTTAGTTATATTGATTTAGTAGTTTTTTAGATGTCTTTTTAAAGTCAAGCGAATACTCAATGAAGGAACAACTATTGCCAAAAATTGACAACTTAGTAACTCGTTCTTTTTTGATGCTAAATCCCAGTGCAATGATGTCTGCAATTCGCTGCGGTAACTTAGTACAATATCCAAATTGCTTTTGCGTTGCTTGAATTGATGTGATGTTGTTGCCTGCTATCAAGTAGCAGATGATTGCTTCGGTTTGTGTTTTTGGTTTTTTCATGTGTTTATTGGTTTGGTTTTTTGTATTTGTTTTTAATTTGTTGTAATTCTTCTATTGTCCATTTCTTTGTTCGAGTTTCATTCGCTAAGTCTTCAAGTGCGATAACCTGGTCTAATCCTATTTTTTTAACAAGTCTTTCACGATAGTTTAATTCGTTGCCATTCAAAAAAACATTGCATTTTTTACAGGATTTCCAAACGTTAATTTCATTGAATATAACTCCGCTGTAAGTTTCTGCTTTCTTGAAGTGTGATGCGTGCCATTCGTTTGCTGTTAATGTTCCACATGATATGCAAGGTTCATTCTTATCCCTTTCTCTTATCCATTTTTGGAATATTACTTTTGCCTTGTTTACTTTTTGGCTGTACGTTTCAAGTTTCTCTTTTGCTTCACTTTTTAGCTGCGAATTAACTCTCTTATAATTGACTTTAGCAGGCTTCAACTTGCCCAACTCAATAGCACATTGATATCCGCAGACACTAATTGTACTATTGAATTGAGTAAATTCTTTTTTGCAAAACTTGCACTTAGCCATTAAGTTGTTTTAAAAGTTTATCACGATAATTTGATGCTGCGTTTATCTTATCCATTAAAAGTTCAACCCTTCCGTTGTCATAAGGAATAATTACATAGTGAACTTGGTTCTCATGCTGTTTTATTCTTGGGTCATAACTCATCAAAATTGCCTCTTTTCTTTGCGTTAGGAACATATTAAGTTGGCATTGGTCATAATAGATAGGATATTCTTTTTGGATGTTCTCAGCGTTCACAAATAGCTTATTGTAAAGGTGTGTATCTGAGTTCGGACATTTGATTTCAACTATTTTATCTTTTAAGATTACATCTGGAGTGCCACCGCATATTCCTAAGTAAGTAAAGAACACAAATCCACCCACCGATGTATAGATGAAGTCATTGTCATTCACATCAAGTCCGTTATCGTCTGCATATCTCAATACCGCTTGTGATTCATTCTCTAATCCCCATTCAATCGCTGCATTAAATATGTCGGGTTTAGGTTCGCCTACCTGGTCGTTAATGGTTTCTAAGATATAAGAAACTGCACCAACTGAAAGCCCTGTTTCGCTCTTTCCATTTGCGGTTAATTTATTAATATTGGATGCTGTGAATAAACCTTTGCGGTATTCCTTCCATTGCTCCTTAGTTTCAAATATAAATCTGCTAATCATATATTTTTCTCCTTATTACTTTTGATGAAGTTCAATGTATCTGCATCCACTTTAAATTCGATTGTATCTCGTCTGTTTAAGTTAGCCCCAAATAAGTTACCGAACATATCGCAGGCATCTTTGATTGCTATGGTCTTAGCTATTGGATATGCCATTTGTAATGCTCCATTATTTATATTAGCAAGGTCGGCAGGTGATGTATCTTTTTTGGTTTGTAATTGACAAGCCCCTATTCCATCGTGAAAGTTCCACTCATTGTTGGTAGGGTTTAAGTAGTGTACTCGAACCGTTACCCATACACCATTGAAGGCTGTTCCCTGATTAGTAATCTCGATTTTGTACTGCTTAAAGATTTTCTTTAGCAAGTGTTCGACCTTATCAATAGGTAAATAATTGTAATCCCTGATGTATGGATGTTTTTTAACCCATGTTGCAGGCGGTTGCTGACTTAATAATAAGTTGAAAGCATCATTTTTGTAGCTTAATTCAACATCTTGTGTGAGGTCGCTAAGTGTTGGTAGTGTTTGTTTGTCTGTCATTGTAGTAGTTCATTAATTTGGTTAATGGTTTGTTTGTATTGTTTTTCGTTATGCTTGATTTGGGCTTCGCAGTTCGTGATTTGAGTAAGGAACAATTTACTGCTATGAGTATCTTGTGTCTCAGCCCATTTCTCCTGCAAGTATATAATCTGTTCTTTGTAATCCCTAATCAAATTTAAAATTTGTCTTAAATTAGTGGTTAAATCTTCAATTAATTGGTAGTTCATTTTAGTTCTTTTAGTAATTCGTTGAATAATTCGGTTGCCTCTTTTGTTGATGAACGATATTGGACTATTCCTACACCGCCTTTTTTATATAAGATAATTCGATACTGGGCACTATGCAGGTCTCTTTCCATAACTACGGATTCGGTCTTCCCTGACTTGTAATCTATTCGCTTGTGTGATGGTTTCTCTCTACTCATAAATCAATCCTTTCGTGTTTATGTGGTTGGTGTATTCAATCTGCAATTTAGCGACTAATTCGGTCTGTTTATCCCATTCATTAAGTGCTTCAGTACATTCTTTGTATGCTTCATCGGTCTCATATAGGTAGCGTCTATTCAATGCTGCGGTGTGATTCCTTTGGCACTCGAAAAGTCTTAACCTTTCTCTTTGTAATGTCTTGTATTGCTCGCTTATTGTTCTCATATTATTTTAGTGATTAAAGGGAATGATTGATTAATTTTAAATTCGTTTATTCTCTCTTGCGTTTCAGCCATTATTTTATCTAAGTACTTTCTCGCATCTTTTTCATTTACAAATAAAGTTCTGTCAATTACATCAGCCCTGCCGTTGTGGTGGCTGTGGCATACTTCAAAAAGTTTCTTTTCGTAAAGATACTGCAATCTGAAACCATTAGCACCTATTGAGGTCTGCTCTATTGTTGTGATGTGTCTTGTTCTTGGCATTATGGTTCTATAATTAAAGGTTGACCACCCATGTTAAGATATGCTTCGCAAATTTCTTCGAGGCTCATATCATTCAAATCATACATTACTGGTATCTCACGATGTTCAGGAACTCCAAAATCGCAGGTATCAATTAGTGCGGTGTCTTTGTACTCGCTTATCATAGTTAATACTTGGTCATAATTAAGAATTGAATTAAATGTGAAACTACTTTGCTTAGGTGTGTATTGAACCTCAATTATGTGTCCTAATGTATCGTGAATGGTACTTACTGCATATTCAACTTTAAAACCATAAGTTCTGCTAATATCTATCGCTGCTAATAACTTGTCAAAATCTGACTTGTCAAGTTTTAATTCAAAGTTGTGATTCCACATTTTACGAATGAACCAATCCATTTTATCGGGTGATTGCTTCAATAGACTTGCGTAAATATCTGAATACATCTTTCGTGCGGTTTCAACTTCATACAGTACAATTATCATGTCTGTTGCAATGTTGAATAGTAAACGATAGTCAAGTGGGATGAATGTTTCTTCTGTGTCTAATTCTGCCCGAAAGTTGCGGATAAGACATTCTTTTGTAGTTTGATGTGGTGTTGTCATTTTAGTTTAAGTTTAAAGTTTGGTATGAATTGATTTGATTTAATTTGATTGTGAGTTCTTTTAAGAGCCTGTTAGCTTGGTATACTTTGCAGAATGTATTATCATCTATTGCAATGTTTCGCAGTCGCTGTACACGCTCATATCGTGAAAGAATAGTGTTTGATCTTGACTTGTTGGTGATGGGTTTTGCTTCCTCACCATACAATAGTTTTTTTAGTAGTTTTTCCATGTTCTTATCTGATTTGTAAAGCTGTAATAAATCTTGTAATTGAAAATTTATTGTTAAAATAAATTACCCAAAAGTCAGGCGGTGTAAATCCAAATGTAGGGTCACCCCATCTGCAATGGTCGATTAATTCAGGCATCATCTTTTCGATGTATTCCTTTTCTTCTTTGGTGGCTAATGCTCTTTCCATAATTTTAGTGTTCGATTAATTGGGTTAATTTAATTTCTTGTGTTAATGGTTCGGTATAGTTAGCGTGCTTTTTAAAGTAGCTAAGGAAACTATCAGTTGTCAATTTGGGGCTATTGTTTACTGCCCACCTTTGGATGGTTCGCTCATTGCAGCCTAAATCTAAACTTAATTTAATTCGTAAGTTGTAGTCGGTGGCTAACTGGTCTCGGTTTGCTTTTGTCATTTCTGTTCTTGTCATTATTTTGCAGTTGGTTGGATGCTGCTCCCCTTTTGATTATTTTTAGGCTTCGTTAAACATTGAAATATAATTTTTTACTGCTTTTTCAAATACTTCTGATTTCATATACTCAATTAATTCAGTTGCGTTTGTATGTCCTTTTTCGATTGCATCCATAATTACCATTTGAATTGCAGTTTGTGTTTTTGTTTCGTTGCTTAAGTTTTTCATAATTTTGTTTCGTTTATCTGAGTTCAAAAGTCGTATGTTTATACGACATTACAAAATATTCATTAAAAATAAATCATAACTCACTATAAATCAAGCTAATATTTTTTAGACTAAAAGTAAAAAAAGCCCCAAAATCTTACTTTTAAGGCTATTCACTTATTCGGTTTTTCCGAACTACTCACTCTTTTTATGTGGCATTAATAAGTAAAACCCTAAGAACATCGCTAAAAAGCCAATCACAGCAAACCAATCCTTTGCTTTTATGTATAGGCTCTCCCACCATTCTAATTTCTTAACCTTTGTCGGCACTTGCACCTCAACTAATTTTGTCTTATATATAGTATCTGATTTGCATTCGCCTTGAATAAATATCTTTTCGCCTACTTTCTTGTACCTAATCTCTAATCGGTCTTTAATGATAACAAATGAATCAATACTTGAATTGAAGAATGTATCTACTTTGATTGCTTTGATGTAAATTGTATCGTGAACTAAAACTGAATATGGAATACTATCTGTTGTACAAAATTTCTCTATTGCTCGTTTCTTAGTGTATAGGCAACCCGATAATAAGTAAGTCAAGCAAAGTATTGTTATTAGTTTTTTCATGCAGCAAATATAATAAAAAAAGCCCCGATTTACTCGAGGCTCTTAACCAAATTAATGAAACGAAATCTACAAAAAACTACTCCTGCAAATATACTAAACTTTTAAACCTAAAAAATTTTTCCTTCTATTATTGATTTTTGATAAAATTTATAATCTCCATTTTGACTTAATTCTAAATATCCAAATCCATGAGTCCACATATTGATTGGCATATAAGCAGGGTGTAAGTCGCATAAACAACCGATTGAGAAACATGAATAAGGATGTTCATCTAAGTTCTTACCCATGTCTTTTGTTTCACGATGAAAGTGTGATGTTACTGCACTTTTATTTAACTTCAATCTTAAAGACCTTGCAGGATTTACACCACCCGATGTAAGCCCTGTTTCGTGTCCATGAAATATTGCTAATTTTCCTGCATAGATATATTGTGTGCTATCTACTTTTATTATGTTTAAATCTCTTAGCTTTAATAATTCATGCAGTTGTATTAATTCAATATCAAATATCTCGGGTGCTTTCTGCATTATATACTTGTCATATCTCAAATCATGATTGCCATAACTCCAAACTATTAATGCATTTGGGAACATAGCTCTTAAACCTTTTAAGAATACTCTTGTGCAATCCATTTCGTATTTAACTGAACGCTTTCTCATGTCCTTTTCATGTCGAGAGATGGTCGCAAAATCAATTAAATCACCATTGATTATAATAGTATCAACTTGTTGGTCCAATCCATATTCTAATGCTGCGAATATTGCATTATCATTGTGGTAAGGGATGTGCAGGTCACTTATAATTAAAATCTTCTTGCTTGCTTTTGGTAGTGTGTACGGTTGTATTCTTTCGCTTTCGCCTTTTGGCAAATCTTTTTTTAGTGCTTCAAATTGTTTCCGAAATTCAATATGATTTTCTTTTCTTGCTTTATCACCATGAACACCTTTCAAAGCCCTTATGTGACTTCTAACTTGCTCAATGTTTTTATAAACACTTTTGTTTTCAGCATAAATCTTTTTTGCTAAGGTTAAGTTCGCTGTATTAGGGAACTTTAATAAATATTCCTTTGCAATGTCGGATTTAATACTTGGTTGACCTGCCATTTATAAGTGGAATAATTGTGCCTCTGCTTTCCTGCGATTTACTAAGCCTTGTAATACCTTACCGCCACCTGTTGTGTAGTGTGTTTCCCACCATTGTTTAAGGTCCTTAGATTTAGAATTAACTAATCTAAATAAGGTCTCCGACTTTCCGCAATTCCATGCAAAAGAAACTAAGGCATCAAACTGATATTGGGTTAAATCTATTTTAATATTTTTATTTACTATCGCCTCGTATTGTGGAAGCAAATCCATTAATAATTCTTCTGCTTGTTGCTGTGTAATCTTATCGCCTAACTTTATTTTAGAACCATTTTTATAAAAGGTATTTCCATAACCAATCGTGACTAATCCAGCAGGACATAAGTAGGCAGTCAATTTGCATCCCTCATATTTTTTGATTAATCCAAGTCCTTTAAGTCCTATCTTCATTACTTATTAAGTTAGTTAGTTCATCAATACAAGCACCTCCGACTAATATCCAAAATGCCACCTTTTCATTACCATTAACATAAGCAGAAACCGAGATGGTCGCTAATATTGACTTGATAGCTAATAACCATTTCTTTACGTTCTTAGGTGTTGGCTCAAAGTAGTTTCTAAGTGATAATCTTTTCATCTCAATTCCTTAAAGGTTTGTTCAAATCCAAATGACTTAATAAAGAAATAAGTTATGATTACACAAAGGATAGTACTAATAAAGCTATGTAGTATCTCATCATAAGAATAACTCAAACAAACACACGCTAAGGCATCAAAAATGAACTCAATTATTTTGATTCGATGACCACCATCATTAGGGAATGTATTCTCCCAATATCCAATTTTATTTCGTGTAAATCTCGCATAAGACCACCACTCACTATAACCATGTTTCTCGAATAATGAATCGAATAAAATAATACATTCGAATAATGCTCGGCAATACCCTGCAATCAATGCGAATAAAACACCCAATATCATGTAGTCGAATTGTATCATTTCTTTAATCCCTTTTCAAAATCATCAATAGACTTGTCGGTTATCATTTTTATAATCCAATTACAAAAACGAAATATCCAATAGATAATCGTACAAATCGAAGCAATGGAAGCGAATAAAAAATTATGTTTTTCTAACAAGGCTATGAAGCCAAGTACTGAAACAAATATATCTAAGAATCTATGAGGCATTGTCTTTTGGTTTAACGTATTCTATCTGTGGTAAATCTTTTATCCATAAATAATTTTCATCTGTTGTTTGTTCAACTTCTTCAATAGTAATTATCCAAACATCATTTGCATCTTGTACTGGATTGTAAGTGCAATTAGGTATGTACTCAATACCTATTAACTTATTCTTTTGTGTGACTGTTAGTTTATGTACTTTCATTATACGTTACGACTTAAAGCGGTTTGGAATGCTTGAATACAATTATAATACACTAATTCTTCGGCTACGCTTAATGAACTTGAAAGCATTATATCTGCATAACAAAATGTCTTATCTGAATAATTTTCAACAAGATTCCCTGCACTCCACCTCTCGCCACCAATAACTATTGTATTTGTATTATTATCAGTTAAAGCCGTTGCTGTTATTAATTCTATTTGTGAGCCATTTCTATAAAGTCTATATGCACTTCCCGAATGTCTATTCAATCGAATTAAGCCATTTACATTAGTATATGTATTTGCACCAAACTGTTGTCCTGATTTATTGCCAATATAAGCCTTATTATTTAACGACCAAGCCATTCCTATTTCAGTTGCAGTAAATTCTGAACGATTAACGTAACCTATTTGAACTTCATCTCTTTTTGTATTTTCACGAAAGTAAACAGACATTCCATTGGCTGAATTTGATATGATATTTTGAGGTACAAACGTATCTGCAAATCCATTAGTGCCATTAAATTTACAACCGTTACTATTGATAGTTGGTGCTGTTCCACTAAATGCTAAATTATAAGTATTACTTTCACTTGGCGTTTTTCCATTATATTTAATATTTGCAGTTGTTGTTCCTACAAATAACCAAAAGGCTGTTAATCGGGTGTAAAAATTATAAGTTGTATTATTTGCTCCTTGCCCTTTAAAGTCTTTATAAAGGTTATTTATTGCAGCTATTTGCGTTGCATTAGTAATACCCGAAAGTGCTATAAACGATGCTGCATCGGCATCTAATCCGCCTGCCTTAACAAATGGTAAACCTATTGCTATCGTTGGAAAATTAGCCATTATTGATACTCAATTACTGAACCGCTCGACAATGTATAAGCAGTAATATTAAAGTTAGGATTAGTCGGTAAATATGTTCCTGCTTTAATCGTAACACCTGTCAAATTTTTTAAAGTCATTTGGTTAACTCCATTGATAGCAAATGCTGTAAAAACACAATCAGTCATTACAACTATGCTCTCTACTGCTAATCCTGTTCTTGCGGATGTTCCTGCGTTCACGTAGAACCCACCCATTCCGCTAATCTTTTCTAATGCTGTACTCATAATATTATATATAAATTGTTGTTTAAATTGTTGGTACTTGACATCTGTCGTTTAATTCCATCAAGTCAAGTGCTATGTCTAACTTCCATCCATTCACTACATCGGGAAAGCCTTCTCTAACTTGTCCAAAGTTTACATCGTATCTCACGTTGAAATAATCTTGATAAATCGGATCGCTTAACTCTGCGATTAAATCCCTGCCTATGCTTAACGTATCGCTCAATACATCTATCTCATTACTATTATCTGCTCGTTGAATGTCTAAAACGTATAATGATAAATTCATGGTAAACATTCTTTCACTCATTTGGCTATCGTTTATATCGCACCAAACCATCGTGTACTGCTCCTGCTCACTTGCGCTTATATCTGTTATAGAACCAAAAACAAAACTATTTATTTGTAGATGATTGTTGCAAATTGTTCTTATTATATTTAGTACTTGGTTTAGTGTTATGAACTTCATTTTGTTGCTTTATAAATGCTTGTAATTTCTCGATGTTTGTCTTATTGATTCCCTTATTCATTAGCAGAATGTGCAACCTCTTCCAGTTACACTTGGACTTGTTTCTAAATCTGTAAAATTGTATTGACCTTTGCAACAGCTATTATCATCTAATAGCATACCACTTGTGTAATTAGATTGCTTTGCATAGATGGTCGCTAAATCTGAATTTGGTTGATTTAAAAACAAAGGATAAGTAGTATCGTTCGCATATAAATACTTAGTTAATCTTTCAGCATACCACTCGGCTTTATTCTTTGCCCTATCCATTACCATAGTTAGTTCATCAATGCTTGCAGGCTGCATATTATCTGCATTCTGCACCCCTACCGCCTTGTTGAAATACTTGTAATTAATATTTAAAGGTAGTTCATATCTAACATACCAAATCATTGCAGGTGTGATGTAAGTATCAAGTAATAATTTATATGAATTACTCAATGTTCCTGCTATAATCTTTGTCACAAAATCATTATACAATGCTGTTCCTAATATCGGTAAAATATAAAACGATTGTACATCAATTATTGTCGGTGTTACTACCTTCATATCTACATTATCTTGCAAGATTGACTCCTGCTTTAATGTTGCTTCGCTTAAAAATATTGCCTTTGCCATTATCTTTTTATTTAATTCTTTTTATAAGAGATTGTTCCCATACGTGCCTACAAAAAGGCAAGTTTACATCTTGTTTTGGGTCGTGATACCAACCGCCTCTTCGTCTGAAAGCATCATAGTTAGGTATTCCATATATTGCCCCTAATTCTTGACCAATTTTGTCTATGTCATCCTTTGAAAAGTAACGTGGATTTGCCATCATTGCTTCACAAAAAGGTCTACTCGTTCCACCTTTAACTAATGCAGGCGCATCGGGTCTTAAAACATATCTATAACGTATGTATAATTCTTGAAAACTTGGTACTACTTTTCTTGCGCCTGACCTTGTTAAACTTATCTTTCCTTCACTATCTAAATCAATCAAACCTTCATCTCCTAATGCTGTCAAACTTTCAATGATTGAAGTCTTATCTGTCTTTAAAATCTTAGTTAAATCTTCAATCGTGATATTAGGTGTTTTTTGAATTAAATCTAAAACTCCATTGTCTTGTTTAGTCAGTGCGAATTGCTGTGAACTAAACATGAACTTCTTATGCTTAATGCTTACAAAATTCTCAATAGGCTCTCCATATTTTGAGAATATACTAAAGTCTAAATCATCATCGGCTATTTCATCGTGTTCACATTTTGAGAATTGTGCAGGACTATCTGTTGGAAGTATTGCATCGGCTGCTAATGGTGGCTTGTTAACTATACCTCTAATCTCATCTTGAGTTAATGAAGCTAATACCTTATTTGCAACAAGTGGACTTAATGAATTTAAGGCATCGCTAATAGTTGAATTAACATTAGTTTGAATGTCTAAAGGTTTTCTACCTATAATTTCTCGCATCTCATCCTTTGTTAGAATGGTCATTAAAGTTTGTTCGCTAAAACTTGGCATGATTGGTTCTAATGCTTTTATTTTTAGCTTGCCTTTTACCGGAGAGAATAGGTTATAAATTTCTTCTTGTACTCTTTGCTTTGGATTAACGTATGTATTAGCGAATAAATTGTAAGCATCAACCATCTCGTTGCGCCCACCTAATTGCCCCTCTACTCTTACACCAAATAACATTGGTGATGTAATCTTATGTCCAACAAATATTTCTTGTTGTATCGTATCGTTTAACGCTTCGTATTTCTTGTCAAAATCTCCTGCTGCTAAGTCTAAAATTTCAGGTACTCTATTCGGGTCATCTACGAAATCAATTACTATACTACCTGCATTGTCTGTTGGTGTAAACTTAGCTTTTAACTTTCGTTCTGTTGACTTCATTTCTTCATCTGAAGGTACACCATTTTTGAAGACAATCATTTTAGAACCTTTGAAACTATTTTGTATTTCGGCTCTATGAAAATTAGCTATTTCAGCATCAGTAATAATTGCAGGTATTGCACCAATGTACTCGGGTAGTGTGTAAGTATTGATGTTAGGTCTATACGACTTATAATAGTAAATGCTTTCACTTGGTAGCTTCTTTAAACTTGGGTCGAATGGTGGTAAGGTCTTATATTCATCTTCTTTGATGTTTGTGTTTTCGCCACCTTCACTATTTAACCACTTATCACTTATATAAAATTCGCTGTTATCTTCTGTGCTTCGAACATCGCAATAATTAACGTGATAAATTTCTGAAATTCCACCTTTTTTGTCGCTTACTATTTTAAGATAACAACCTCCAAATATTTCACAATCTAAGTCTGTTTTATTTAATAAGTCTTTTAGTGTTTCGTATGGATTTGGATTGTCAATAAATGCTTTTAATGCAACTACTTCTTCTCCTTCCATTCCTAATTCATCAAACATCCAACCTTGACCAGTTATGTATTGCTGCTTGCTTGTTAATATTGCGTTATGCTTTGCGCTGCGATTAAATAATGTAAGTAAAAAATTAGGATAGTTATTGTTCTCTCCATACTTTACATACTTTAATCTTTGCGAAGACTTAGGCTCAACAAATGTAGGCACTTTATCATTCGTAAATTTAAGAACCATTACACTCGGATTATATTCTTTTTTATCTGTCATTTATTGTGGTGTGTAAACAAAGGTAGTTGAATCGGCAGGATTATATTCTGTGTTATTTTGAGCAGTTGGAATGTACCAAAGTAATCCAGTTTCTAAAAGAGTAGTTCCTTGTGCTTCCGATGCTGAAGCTAAATCATCATATGTTTCTTCAGTTAAATTAGTTTCATATATAACGTAAGTATAAAAACCACTATAAGGTAAGTACAGATTTTTATTCAAACCTTTATTAGCATTATTTGAATCTATAAAGATATTAAAATCATTATACCTTTCTTTATATTGACTTTGGTCATCAAATATAATACAATATGAAATATCGTTTGTAACTTGGTTCGTGCATTCAAGTAAATAATATGGACTTGTTCCGATTTTATTCTCGGTTAAAGTCACATAAATATTTTGAATTTCCTCTTGTCTAATTCTTATCACTACTTATATATATAACTCGTGTGAAATTTTGCTAAAAAAAAAGCCACCCCTATTTAAGAGTGGCTAATTTTATAAAATATGAATAATAATTTTAAGTCAATAATGCTGCGATAATACTTCCTTGAACTTCATTCGCTAATGCCTTCTCCATTCCTGTAAAGGTCAAGATATAACCATTGAACTCATTCATCGCTGCTCCACTCGCTGCACTACCTGCGGTTACTTCAACACCATTCTCTTTGCCAAATAAAAAGTATTGACCTGATTTAGTTTCTACTATCACAGAACATCTATTCTGAATCAAAGTCTGTAATTGAAATTGAGTTACATAAGCTAACTTAGTAAAATTAGTGTTGATGGTTTGCTCAAATGCAACTGTACCCAATGCGGCATCTGCCATAATGTTTTGAGTAAAATCATTTTTGGCTCTTGGCAACAAAGCATATTTATAAAACTTTGTTCCTGCTGACTTAGTGATTGCTGTCACAAATCCACTTGCATTCTCAGTTACTGCTGTAACATTTGCAAGTTCTGTGATGTAAATATTTTTAATACCTCCAACTGCGTCTTTGCAGTCTAAGGCGTATGAACTAACTATTGCACATGGCATATCTTGTTTTCTCCTTTTAAGTTTAAAAAGGGGGCTGTTAACCCCCTTAAATTATGCGATAAATCTTACTATTTCTGTTGGTTGAGAAATTTGAACTCCTAATTTGAATTTCATTCTCATGTAAACTGAATCGAAGTCTAATGAGTACCATGTTTTCAATTCTTCTTCTTCTCCCTCAAGGTCTGTTCCTAAAAACATATTTGAAGTTCTTAATGCGTATGCTTTAGCAGTTCCATTCAATCCTGCTACTGGTACTATTTTTACGTTTGTTCCATGTAAATAATACTCACCTAATGAGTCTGCACTTGGAATGTAGTTGAAAAGATTTGCAGTTATTAATGCTTGTTGATATAGTCTGCTTGTATCTGTTCCAATAAAGATTCTTAAGTCTTCTTTGTCTAATATTGCAACTGGTATTGCTTGGTAAATAGCTTGTAATACTGAAATTACATTTGCTGCTGTAATCGCTGTCACAGGTGTGATAAATGCACTTGCGTTTGCATTGATTGTTCCACTTGCTGCACCAATTACTTGAATTAAGCCATTGAATTTGCTTGTGAAATCTGAATTACCACCACCCGATACTGATTGCCATAATGCGATTTCTACTTTCTCACCTTGTGAACCCATGATGAAATTCATAAATGCTTCATCAATTCCACCCGGTAACGATTCATAGTTTGAACCCGGTGATAACATTAATTGTGTGTACTTCTTTTCTAAATCAGCAATACACCAAGATTTTTCAATCTTAATAGGTGCAACTGTTAATACCCTTGCAGATATATTAGTATCTCCCGATGCTGTAATTTGACCACAAGTTCCGCCTGCTGCCCAATAGAAATCATCAGTTAATGAAGGTACTTGAATTGATGATTTTACTCCTGTCAATTTCTGCATATAAGTTGCAGTCTTTGGAGTAAAGAAAGACTTAACAATAAGCATCTGCTCATTGGTCTTGGTGTAATCTGATAGATTGGTAAATGAAAATGCCATAATTTTTTTTTATTTATTTATTTTGTGATTTTTTAAATTCCATGAATAAGTCAACTGCTGATTTAGCAGGCTTGTCTTTTTTAAATAATACGTTCTTAGGTGCAGGTGTGCTAACACTTGGCTCTGTTGCGATTTCTCCAACTAATTCAACTACTTTGCTGAACTTGCTTTCAACATCAACTTTAGAATCTGCAATTACTTTGCTTAATTCTGCAAATGAATTTTCAAGTTTTTCAACTCTACCAATTACACCGCTAAACTGTTCGATGTGCTTAGTGAAAATCTGCTCAAATTCGCTTGACATTTCTTCAGGCTTCTTGCCATCTTCAACTTTCTTTTCGATTTTCGTTACTAATCCGCCAACCGTTGTTACTAATGTGTAATCTTCTAACGTATGTGTTGCATCAGGTGCAGGTAACATATTGCCTTCTTCATCAATTATCATTATCGCTGTGCCTTCTTTCAATTCGCCTTCCCACGATATGATTGTTCCATCTTCTAACTTAGCTTGTTGTGCTGCCATTTCTTTGCTAAACAACATTGTTAATTTTGTTAATGCTTCTTTAGGTGTCATGTTCTTTTTATTATTAAATATTAATTTGTTTTTACGTTGCTTTTTTAGTCTTCAATCTGCTTAATGATGTCAATAGCTTGCTCAATAATAGATAGTGGCTTAGAATCAATCTTAGTGGTCTTAAATACACCTTCAACGCTGAACCCTTTGAATTCGCCTGTCTTTATAAAGTCATTCCATATATCTTCATTATCTACTTTGTAACTACCAAACCACGAACCATCTGTTAGCTTTAATCCATCGGGTGCGTTTATTCCTCGCTTGCTATCTATAATGAATGATTCAATCATATACACACCATCAATCATTTTGTTAGGGTCGTGCATCTCATTAACCGATTTTGTATTATTGTTTTTAAAAAACTTATTGCGTATGTTGTAGATGTCTTCGGCTGTGAATAATCCATAATATTCGCCTTGTTCATCTTTGCGATATATTGGCAAATCTGCTACCATCAATGCACCGCTTATTATTTTCTTTTCTTTATTAGATGAGAACTTACTCATCTTTTGGTCAATCTGTTTTAGCTTTCTTTGCGCCCATTCGATACCCTCATCGCCACCCCATGCCAACCACATCAAACGACCACAACCATCCCCAAGTTCTTTTTGTGAGTTCTGTCTATGTCTTTCGAATGCTGCCATGCGCGCAATAGTTTCTCGACTTATGTTTTCGCCTTTCGCTAATTGATTTGCTCTTTGCTTTCCTACATCAGTTCCACAATCACCCCATCCGTTTTTTTCTGCATAATTCAACGCTGCTTGTGCGTTCTCGCTTGCTGCTTTTGGGTAGTCATTATAGGTTTCTTCAAATTGCATATTGAATGCTTGCCAATTCATCTCTATTGCAGGATTATCTACTAATGCAACTGCAGTCACTCCTGCTTCATCATCCTCTCCAACTACAAACCTATAAATAGGTATTCTTTTATCTATTGCCATACTCTTTTAAATATTAAATTATTGAATAGTTGCTTTGCTTTGAATTCGTGCTACTTTGTTTTGTGAGTTAGTTATATCACTCTCCACTACATAGACTTTTTGAGGTTCAACTTTTGGAGGTGTTTGACTTGGCTGACCTGTGCTAAATCCTGTTGGTCTCATTGCAGGTGCTGCGGGCATACTTGGCATTGAACCACCGCCACCACCGCCACCGCTTGCGCCTGGTACTGGAACTGCTAATATTTTATTGATAGTTGCTAAACCTGATGCAACTGCTACACTTGCTGCTGCAATACCTAAACCTACACCATAGACTGGAATAGATGCAAATGATTCAAACGCTTTTTGCGCTGATAAATAAGTTGAGATTGTTGCTGATGCAACTGCTAATGCCTTACCTTCGGCTGTATTCTTACCTAATAATTCGGATGCTTGATTTAATACATTTGCTCCCTCTGCTAATGCTGCATTTCTTGCATCTTTCTCCGCTTTTGCGATTGCTATTTTAGCATCACTTGCTTCCTTGTCCGATATTACACCTGCTTTGTTTAAAGCATCTAATGCTGCATACCTTTCCTCTGCACTTAGCTTTTCATTTTTAGCAGCTTCTTGTAAAATGTCTTCTTGTTTTTTAGCAGCATCTTTTTTTACATCTATTTTTTTTTGTTCTAACTGAAGTTCTAAATCAACCGTACTTTGTCCATAATCTTTTGCATTTTGGATTTTTTGTTCTAGGTCTTTAATCTCAATTTCTTGTTGACCTTTTTTTATTTCTTCTTCAGTTGCACCACTTCGAATTAATGCTAATTCTTCCTTTTTATAAAACTCATCTGTTAACTTATTTGTATCGG